AATAAATGAAATCTTAGATTTGCACCATTCTCATGCACCGCACGAACACGTGCAGTACCAATTGTTGAACCACCATAATTACGTGCATTTCTTAGGTTTTGTTGTGCAAATGTTTTAATATCAGGCCCACCCACTGCAGAGTCGCCGTTTACATCTACAAAGTTACCATAGTCAACTGGCATGAACTCACCTTCAACTTCAATATCAGAAGTTGGTTTGGGAACTCTAAAGTCAGTTGGTGTAAACCTTGCAGCCCTATATCCATTTACTACAACGATACCATCACTCGCTCTCATTATTAAATGTGTATCTGCAGAATCCTCTTCGAATGTGATACGAAATGGTTTTACAATATAATCACCAGAATTTTCTTTTATTCTAGTTGCAACCATATCTCTAGGGATTGCGTACTGTTGATCTTGTTGTGCTTGCACTGCAGAGAATATTGCACCCTCTTTTACACTGTTGATATGAATAAAGTTTTCATCAGATGTCAACTGATCATCTGAAGTAAGTCTCAACTTAATACAATACCTGTCTGCGCCTGGTGCAGTTGTGTTTATAGATGCCCCTTGGTTATCGTACAACTGTAAGTTGTCATCTACACTTTGTACCTCTTGTATAATTTTAAATCCTACATTTGTTGTAGGATCATCAGTATATTTTGATATGATCGCACTTTGTGATTCTGTATATACAAAGAAACCTTGAGTAAAATATATACTGTCACCAATCAGTGCACGAGTACCTTTACCAACTGCAGGATTTACATCTGTATTTGTTATCTGAACAATTCTACCAGATCCTAAACTTTCGCCAGGCAAGAACCTCGGTGTGGATGTTGTTACGGATGATGCAGATGTATCGACATATCTTACATAAATTGTAACAGGATCACCTGCAAGTGCAGGAACTCTTTGTAGAATTTCTGCTTTAATTCCAGATGTTGCACCAGTTAATATACTACCGACATTAGCAGTTGTGGATGATGATGTTGCGTCTAGTTTTACAAATTCGTAACTGTTATCAATTGATAGTCCACCTGGCTTGACTGGTGCACCCTCTTTGAATATGTTATTACCAAATCGTTCAATCTGTTTTTGAATAATCGTTTGTGACTGAGTAAGTTCACGTGCTTGTAGTGACCGACCACTGTTGAACAATATTCGATAATAACCATCACTATCGTTGAAATCATCCTTATATTTTGTTTCAAATAAAGTATCTGTATATACTGTTGCCATTGTTCAACCCTTAGAATTGTAGAATAATTTTTATATCTTCTGCTTGCGCTGCAGTTCTTGATACTGGATTTCTGTTATCTATGTAAAGAACATCACCAGTACGTCTATCAACCTCTGGTTGTATCAGTGCCGAGTCAATAATTCCTTGACCTGGCCCAGTAACTTCTTCAAGGATTTCACCATCTTGGAAAGCAGTGAAACCAGTTCCCTTCGTCTGGTGGTAATAAATCTTATCAGAATCAATGTCATCGATAAATGCCCTTGCAAATGTTGTTTGACCTTCGATCAGTTTGTCTTTTGTAAAACCATTAACAATACTTGATAGTCGCATAAAATCTAAACAACTTGCAGTGTTCGATGTAATCTTAACACCTGTATGTGAAAGAGGATCTTTTATGAGTGTTACTTGTCTGAAGTCTTGTTCAAGAAGGAAATCACTATCATTACCTTCTATCATTGTGTGGAACATAACAGATGAAGTTTTTAAATCTATTCTTGCATCTGCACCAACACCAGAATCACTAAATGGAAGAACTGCACGTGCAACAGCACCAGTTCCACCACCGCCAGTGATACTGATTTGTGCTACCGTATATCCTCTACCATGTGCAATGTGTTGTCCACTATCTGCCATGCGAATTCTTGACACAACTCCTGCAGCGGAGTCAATGTCTGCAATCGCACGTGCGGCAGTACCATTACCGATAATGTTGACTGATGGTATAGATGTATATCCAGATCCACCTTCTTGTAGTACAATATTTAATATCTCGCCTGGCTCTACACTGTCTTGAACTTCGTGTTGTTTTAATTCAATACCAGTAGAGTTCGAGTCAACTGAGAATTGTTTTTGTACAGGCATGAAGTTCGAAGATTGAAACTTCTCTGCACGTGAACCACTGATTGTATACATAAACTTCCATACGTATCCATCTGTAGTTCTGAATGAGTCGTTGTTTGCGCCAGTAGGTTCGATTACGGAAGGTTGTGCAACCCCTAGTCTGTTTCTGCCAACTTCTAAACAGACATATACTTGGTTGTTATCGTTCTTCACGTAATAAGGAAGTGTGGGATACCCACCTGCCGCATCATCGTATGATGAATAGATCCTACCATTTGACCAATTGTTTCTAGGAACAACCAGAGATGTTGCTGCAACTTTCTTCATAGACTGAAGACCATCTCTCAATCTTGCAACATCTTCTGGACTGTTAATAGGTGTTGGGACAGTCTCGTTTGAATCCCAAGGTTCTGATCTACCTATCGCAACATAATAATTGTGGGTTTGTTGTTCGAACCTTTCGAAAAAATCACGAGCAATCTGTTGTCTCAGTGTATCTGTAATCGTTGCTGGCATCTTCTATATCCTATGTATTAACTGCTTGACCCAAGACAATACGTCTGTAAAAACCACCAGAACTATCGTATACTGCAAGACATGGACTTCCTGCGTTACCATCTGTAACGAATATCATTCTTCCGTGTGCGCCTGGGGGGACGGTTGCGACTGAGTAATGTTTGATGTCAATAAAATCTGGTGTTGCTTCACGAGATCTTTCTGCGACATAATCTGAATCTAATTCTGCAGCTAGTGCTGCAACTTCGTCTGTGACGTTATGTTTTAATGCGACTGTGCCGTCACTATCTGGCAAGAGAATAACTCTATCTGCAGTAGGATCAACAACTCCTAGTGAAGTCTCATGAGAATCTGCAGTTCCTTCGTAAACAAGAAACGAAGCGTTATTAGTACTGTCGTGTAACTTTATACCAAGTTCTGATGCAGAATCTGCACCTAAGATAGTACGTATTTGTACAACATCACCATATAACTCTTGAAAGTTATCGTTGATTTTACCTGCACCTGTGTACAGATCATCACCTGTACCATCGTTACCAACTGTACCTCTGTCTATAATTTGTCTTGCCATTTTTTATTTCCTAAAAACTGTACCTTTATTTATAAGGGTTTTCACTACTTTGTACCCACAATGTATTCTCTCTGTGAGAATTTATCTCTTGTTGATGAGAACCTTACTGCAGAATTAACTATACCATTTGATGTTACACCAGTAGAATCTGCAAATTCGTCAAATCTAATCTTGAATCCTGCAAACTCGTACATGTTACTGTAATAGTTTTCTACACTATCGATGGTCATATTCTGCCAATCAGATAGTTTACGAACTAGACTATATCTATCTCTTAATTCAAATTTCTCTGGATCACCTTCAACATAACCTTCTGTCACATAATCATACGCCATGTAAAGTATTGCATCTCTATTAATCTGATCTGAATCAAGACCATCATAACTAGGTGCAAATGCAGATGTTCGTATCGCACCAACTGCTTCACCTTCCGCTGCATATGAGAATTCTGCAGAACTTACGACATTTAAATTTGGATTGATAAAAGGTATAGATGTTAGTGTACTAATATTCAATGCAGGTTCTGCTTCAAGGACAACTGCCGCACCCAAGTAAAACCCTGATGGGTGTACGTAGTTTCTATACATCGCCTCCCACTCTAAGAGAGGGATCGGGCCTTTTATCAGTGTAGAAAAGACCTGATAAAGTCTACCATCTTGTATTCTTTTCGCATCCTCTGTACCAACGTTAGATTCACCAACAATAAACAAACTGTCCTTGGGGTGAAAGATCTCTACAGTCTCGTTGAAGAATGCACGAAAGAAACCATGGATAGAATATTCAGAACCCTTGACTCTGAAAAAGTTACCAAAGTTTCTTATGACTTCTCTTGGTGTTGTGAACTGACCATTAGATATACCCAAACCAATCTCATCAAAGAGTAAATCAAGAAATGATAACTTAGTATCTTCTATATCTCTGATAGTTTGTAATTCTTCAATGATACCACCGTAGTTATCGGCTGAGTCAAGAAACTCATAGTATGCATCCAAGAACTCAATAAGCATAGGATAGTCAGAACGAAAATGTTCTGGTAATACCTCATCGACCAGACTTTTTCTTACGTTTATGTCATGTCTGTCGAAGTGTCTTAATGTTTGTGCAAAACCAGTGTGCGCCATTATCCTACCGTAAGTTTAGTATCTTGTCTATCTATTGATCCTGTTGCAAAGGAAACTGACGGATCTAACCTTACAACGTAATTACGTAAAGGTTTCACCACACTTTCATTCAACGGTATTGCAGATACTTTTATAAATTCAGATCCACCTATAAATGCTTGTGGTGCAAATCCTACGATCTTCACCTGTCCTCTTGTTGGAACAAATTCGCCAACGTTGTCAAGTAAAACATCACCGTCAATATTTTGTATTTGTAATCTCTGAGAATTTAATTTATTTCTAATAAGTGCAATAGATCCATCAAACTCAAAAACACTAGAAATAATAGTATATGTAAAATCATCTGGGCCTTTTAGTTGCATTGGATATTGCAGTTCAAAGTTTTTCTCAGTTCCTATTGTTGGGAATATTCTTAGTTGTGCCTTAACATCACACTTACTTGATAAGATCGCAGGATCGAGTGCGTCAATCTCTGTCAACATATTACTACGTCTAAATGTCTTATCAAATTTATTTAAATTCTCGTTAAAGTATCTAACCATAAAGTTATATGCAGAACTTTCAGTTGCCGCTAAACTAAATCCTGTAAGTGCAGGATCGAAATTAAAACTTAAAACTAATTCTAAGAAAAGATCTGTAGGATCTGTATACTTAGTTGTCATAGAAACAATTCCAAGGTTATCAGAAAAGTTTGTTATTATGTCTGCCTTTACTTTATCTTTTATTGAGTCGGCAGTTCCTGTTGCAAAGTTAAGTGAAACATAAACCGCACCATAGTCACGAGGTACATTTTGATCCCCTGACCATACGTTACAGTCTGTAACATCTACAAAGTTACTTAGAATCATTGCCTTATAATCGAGTGATGTAACAAGTCTTGCCTGTTGTGCATATGCAAAAGGTGCAAGTTGTCGTACACTTTCTATAGTTTGTCTTGGTGCACCACCTGCAGATTCTGTCACAGTTGTTGTCACAACTGGATAATTTACTTGTTTTACTGTTAGATCAGAGTTTGCAGTGAAAACCGTTCCGTTATCAGCTAAATTTTCTTTAGTAGACAAGTACGTCACAACAACCTTTTCGCCTGGATCTGGCTTCTTACCAAAGGATACACCGTCACCAAAGTTTAGTTCGTAGTTTCCGTTAGGCGC